ATGAGGCAAGAGAACTTCCAAAAGCTGTTATTGATGGTCTCACTCATCGTGTTGGTCGTTATCCTACGCAGCGGGATGGTGGACCGACTTGGCATGGAGTGTGGATGGATACTAACCCAATGGATGACGACCATTGGTGGTTTAGGTTAAGTCAAAAGGATCCGATTAAAGGTAAGTATGCTTGGGATTTCTTTCATCAGCCAGGTGGTGTGATTGAAGTGAGTCCTGAAGATTTGCCTGACAATCCGGAAGCCAATGATCATATCTTCTCTGGCGGTCGATGGTGGACAATCAATCCTAAAGCAGAAAACGTATCGAACTTACCAGGCGGATATTATGCACAGATGCTAGGTGGTAAGAACTTAGACTGGATCCGATGTTATGCTGAAGGTAAGTTTACTTATGTGCAAGAAGGTAAACCTGTGTGGCCTGAGTATGATGATAACTTAATGAGTTCATCAGAAGTAGATTATGATCCTACCTTACCTATCCATATTGGTCTTGACTTTGGTTTGACGCCAGCCGCAGCGATTGGTCAACGATTAAATAATGGTCGATGGGTTGTGCTACATGAGATCGTGACTGAGGACATGGGTTTAGAGCGATTCGGTACACAACTATTAGCTGAGATTAATGCCAAGTATCCTAAAGCACAAGTGATGGTATGGGGTGACCCAGCTGGTATGCAACGGGATGCAATCTACGAAGTCACTGCTTTTGATTACTTACGCACACTAGGTTTGCGTGCGCAACCTACAGCATCTAACAATTTCCAAGTACGACGTGAAGCAGCGGCGGCTCCAATGCAAAGATTAATTAATGGCAAGCCTGGACTCATATTACATACATCATGCAAGCGTTTGCGTAAATCACTTGCTGGTGGTTACCATTTTAAACGAGTCAGTGTCGGTGCTGGTCAGGAACGATTTAAAGATAGTCCTAATAAAAATGAACATTCTCACATAGGTGATGCATTTGGTTATCTGCTTTTGGGTGGTGGAGAGCATAAGCGGATGACCAAGTCCGCCTTAACACAGAATACATTAATATCACAAACTGTAGTAAATAGTGACTTCGATGTTTTTAAATCACATTGATAAAATATTACAAGCAATGCCTGATGTTAAGAATGCGTATTTTTTACCATTTTATGAGTCACATGTTGAACACTTTAAAGGAATAGATGAGTATGAATCTCAATCAATTACGATTGAAGATAGAAAACGGTTTCTTATATTTCAATCTCAGTGTGGTCCATGTGTTACTGCGTTTCTGCATAATAGGCCTGTCGCTGTTTTTGGTATTATGTTTCATTGGCAAGGAATGGGTGAAGCGTACTCAATGCTCACTGAGGAATCCAGACGATACCCTATAGCTATGACTAAAGCAGCACATGCATTTTTTGATAGCTGTCAGATATTATTTAATTTACATCGTATACAAATTACGGTAAAGTGTGAAGATAAACGGGCTGTGCAGTGGGCTAAAGCGCTACGATTTATATCTGAAGGTGTGATGGTGAAATACAGTGCAGATCAAGAAGATACTTATATTATGAGGAGAATCTAATGGGTGGTTTTGGTGGCGGTAAGCCAGATACATCAGCTGCTGAAGAATCGTTACGATTACAGCGTGAAGAAACTAAACGAGCAAGAGAAAAAGCAGAGCAAGAAAAAAGAGACTTAGCAATGCAAACTTCATCTTCTAAAAAAGCAAGAATGCGTGGTGGAAAACGTATGTTGCTATCTGGTGCTAGAGTTGCTCCAGAAATGGGTCTTGACGAAGAAGATAAAAATTACGGGACAAAAGCATAATGGCAGCGCTAGACTTTGGCATGGCTTTAGCACGAGGTATGCTGCCTACTACTAAAAAAGCACAAGAAGATTTACTTGATCTAGCTGGTGGTCGTAATGTATTTAAGTCTGAAAGCTGGTGGCAAGAGCAAGTTGATAAACAAATTGATAAAGGTTATAGAAAACAAGATTATCAAACACAATATCTAGTTGATACAGGATTAGCCACATCATGGTTTGTTCCCAAGCCATCTGGTGTAACAGAGTGGAGACCAGGAAAGATGGGATTTGGTGGCATAATTGAGGCACCTAAAGGAGCAGTATGGGAAGGGTATGGGCCTGGATGGAAAAGAAACTACACCACCCGTGAACTCAATTTAGGGTTTGGAACAGGTCGTGATTGGTTTAAGTCTGATGAATTAAAAAACATTGAAAAAGGAGCAAAGCGCGGGGCTGAACAAGTTAAAAGAAAAAGTGCTGAACAATCTGCGTCTCGTAAAAGATTATCTAGAGCTACTGGTGGTTTAGTTGGTAAAGCAACAACTCCAGGCGCTGCACCAGCAACAGGGTTGCCGGCATTAGGCACAACGGGTTTTGGTAGGGATGAAAAAACATTAGGTAAAGGATTATTAGTATGAATGATTTTGATGGTGAAAAGTTTAAGAAAAATGGTGAACCAACAAGCCAATACATGAAGTGGTTACAGGAAAATAATCCAAAAGAATTTAATGTATTGCAAGATAAGTTCTTTACTACAAAAGGAACTATGGGCAGTAATCCATTAAAAGATATTGCACGTAAAATTATGAAAGGAAAGAAAGATGGCAAGTAAAGGCTTGTATCATAATATTAACGAACGCAAGGAAAAAGGGATTAGTCGTCCTAAATCAAAATCTACTATATCTGATAAAGCTTATAAGAATATGGTAGCTGGATTTAAGAAGAAGAAATAGATGGAACAATACAGAGGAGCGTATCCTACCAGAAGTGTTGAACAGGTTCGCTTGATTGAAGGTCAGGCTTTTTCGTTAGGATATGTACGAACTTTTTTAGATCCATTGCCAGCTACAGAAAGCATTGACATTGCACTTGCATTTCCAAGCGGTATGAATCCTATTATGAGTATTTCAGGATTATCTTCTGGTAATGCGATTGGTTATTTATATGAAGGTTCAGTCGTTTCAGGGGGAACATCATTACCGATCGTGAATCGAAATAGAGCAAGTACAATTACTAGCAAAGGTGTAGCGATTGTTAATCCAACGATTACTTCATTAGGAACTTTAGTATTGCAAGAAATTTTAACAGGTGGTGTTGGTAAAAAAGGTGCTGGAGGTGAGGCTGGTGGTGACAACTTAATATTAAAAGGATTGACGACTTACTTGTTTAGATTAACTAATGCAGATACTCAGAACAATGCTCATGCTGCTGAAATTATATTAAGTTGGAATGAATAATGGTTGCTAAAAAATATCAAAATCCTGAAGGCGGTTTAAATGACGATGGGCGTAAATACTTTAAAAATAAGGATGGATCAAATCTTAAAAAACCACAAGGATCTGGGACTGATGGTAGGCGTGTCAGTTTTGCTGCACGGTTTAGTGGGATGGATGGTCCTTTAAAAGATGAACAAGGGAGACCAACTCGATTAAAGCTTGCTTTGAAAAAGTGGGGATTTAAAGACAAAGCATCTGCACGAGCATTTGCTAACAAACATAAGAAGGCATAACTATGGTAGATATGATGAGATTAAAGCCAGAAGACGTGTTAAAACGTCATGACAAGGCCCTAATAAAAAAAGAAGACTTTAGAAACTTATACGAAGAAGCATATGAGTTTGCTCTACCACAGCGTAATTTATATGATGGTCATTATGATGGTAAGGTTGGTGGCGTTAAGAAAATGAATCGTGTATTTGATTCTACAGCTATCAACTCTACACAACGTTTTGCAAACAGAATGCAGTCTGGCATCTTTCCTCCACAACGTAAGTGGTGCAGACTAGAGCCTGGATCAGATATTCCTGAAGATAGAAAATCAGAAGCACAAGCTGCATTAGATTTATATAATGAAAAATTATTTGATACATTAAAACAATCTAACTTTGATGTAGCTATTGGTGAATTCTTGCTTGACTTATCTGTTGGTACAGCCGTTATGATGGTGCAGCCAGGAGATGCAATTAATCCTATTAACTTTATTCCAGTGCCACAATATTTAGTATCTATTGAAGAAGGTGCTAATGGTCAAGTAGATAATGTATATAGACGTATTCGCATGAAAGGCGAAGCAATACAAAGACAATGGCCTGATGCAAACATTAAGCAAGACTTGCAAAAAAAGATTGATGATAAACCTACTGACGATGTTGAATTAATTGAAGCAACAATCTTTGATCAAAAGCGTGGTGATTATTGTTATCACGTTATTCACAAAGAATCTAAATCAGAGCTAGTATACCGTCGTATGATGTATAGTCCTTGGGTTGTATCTCGTTATGCCAAAGTAGCGGGTGAGATCTATGGTCGTGGTCCATTAATTACCGCATTACCAGATATTAAAACATTAAACAAAGCAGTTGAGTTGGTGCTAAAAAATGCATCATTATCTATTAGCGGTGTGTACACGGCTGCGGATGATGGTGTGTTGAATCCCAACACAGTTAAGATTATGCCAGGTGCAATTATTCCTGTAGCACGTAATGGTGGCCCACAAGGTGAGTCATTAAGACCTTTACCTAGAGCCGGTAACTTTGATGTATCACAGTTGGTTATGAATGACTTACGTATGAACATTAAACGCATCTTGCTTGATGAGTCATTACCACCAGACAATATGTCAGCACGATCAGCAACAGAAGTAGTAGAGAGAATGAAAGAGTTGGCTCAAAACTTAGGCTCTGCGTTTGGTCGACTTATTAATGAAACAATGATTCCATTGGTATCTAAAATACTACAAGTGATGGATCAGCAAGGTATAATATCTTTACCATTAAAAGTAAATGGTTTAGAAATTAAGATTGCTCCAGTAGCTCCATTGGCAATGGCACAAAATATGGATGATGTACAAAACATATTACAGTATGCACAAATTGCACAACAAGCTGGGCCTGAAGGATCTATGACAATTAAAGTTGATGAGATGATGGATTATATTGCTGAGAAGTTAGGTGTTCCTCAGAAGCTAAGACCAACACCAACTGAGCGAGCAATAATGAAACAACAAGCTATGCAAATGGCACAAGCTGCCGCACAGCAAGAAGCTGAAGCAGTAGCACAACAGCAAGGATAATTATGGCTGGATGGGAAGATTTACAAGATCCATTACCATTGGAGATTGGTGATGCGAATCAAAAACGAGACGACTTAGATCGTCTTTGTCTACGTGTCCTAGGGGGTGAGGACGGGGAGAAGTTAATGAAATGGCTGCGTGATGCAGTTGTTGAGCAACCTGTTGCCTTGCCAGGTAGCGATCCAAGCTACGCGTTTTACCGTGAAGGACAAAATTCAATAGTGAAGGACTTAGAAGCAAGGCTAATTAGAGCAAGGAAAATGTAATGGAAGAAACACTCGAGCCTAGTGTGGAGCAAGAAAGCACTGGCCTACTCGATGGAGCAACTCCAGAAGTCGAAGAAGCTAATGCTGAGAATCCACAAAAAGTAGAAATAGATCATCGTGATCCTGAAGAACTAAAAGCTAAAGAAGAGTTTGCGGTAAACCAAGAAGAAAATGACGACCCATTAGAGCGACCTGATTGGTGGCCTGAAAACTTTTGGAAGTCTGAAGAAGATGCACCAGACTTAGAAGGTATTGCTAAGTCATGGATGGATCTACGCAAACAAATCTCACAAGGTAAGCATAAAGCACCAGCGGATGGTAATTACGATACATCTGCATTTGGTGAAATACCAGAAGATGACCCGGTGCGTAGTCACGTTATGAGCTGGGCAAAAGAGTATGGCGTGAGTCAAGCTGCGCTAGATGACTTGGTTGGTCAAGTGGTTGAGCAGCAAATGATGGGCGCTAAAGAAGCATCTATTAATCTAGATGCAGAGCGTAAAGCATTAGGACCAAATGCTGATGCTAGAATCAATGGTGTTGTGAAATGGGCAACAGGATTGGTACAAAAAGGTGTTTGGGGTGAAGATGACTTTGAAGAATTTAAAGTAATGGGTGGTACCGCAAAAGGTATTGCTGCATTAGAAAAAGTCATTGCAGCTAATGAAGGTCGAGTTCCTACGGAAAGCGTACCGGTAGAAGGCGCACCATCTAAAGATGAGCTATATCAAATGGTAGCTGATCCTAGATATAACAGTGATCCTGTATATCGACAAAAAGTAGAAAGAGCATTCGCTCAAAACTTCGGTTAATCACTTGACAATACGCCTTGTTCCCATGTAGAATCGGGGATAAGGCATATTGTATCTATTCTGTATACAACCCTTAACACAAGTAAGCTTGTCGTCTGGCTATCGTAAATAGCAAGCACGGCCCAGATTTCTCTGGCATACCACAGCGATTAATACAAATTTATTAATTACTATAAGGAGTCAATAATGGCTATTGGTTTATCTAATGCTTTTGTTACCTTATTTGATGCCGAAGTTAAACAGGCTTACCAGGCTAAAGCACAGCTTGTTGGCGCAGTAAGACAAAGACGCGGTGTTGAAGGTTCAACAGCAAAATTCCCTAAAGCGGGTAAAGGCGTAGCTACTCTAAGAGTTCCACAAACAGACGTAACACCATTGAATGTGGATTTCTCACAAGTAACAGCTACAATGGAAGATTGGAATGCAGCAGAATATTCTGATATCTTCATGCAACAAAAAGTTAACTTTGATGAAAGACAAGAATTAGTGCAAGTTGTGGCTAATGCTATTGGTCGTCGTCAAGACCAACTTATTCTTGACGCACTTAATGCAACATCAGGCGTAGGCACTGTTGCAACAAGTGTTGGTGGTGCAGATACTAACTTAAACTTAGACAAGCTTTTAGCTGCTAAGAAAGAGATGGATTCGAATAACGTACCTCCAACAGATCGTCATATGATTATCCATGCTAATAACTTATCAGCATTATTGGGTGAAACAGAAGTAACATCATCTGACTACAACTCAGTTAAAGCTTTAGTTAGTGGCGACATTAACACATTCTTAGGCTTTACATTCCATGTATTAGGCGACAGAGCTGAAGGTGGTTTACCACTTGCTGCTGGCGATGTACGTACATGTTGGGCTTTCCATAAAGATGCAGTTGGTTATGCTGAAGGTATGGGTCCTAAGACTGAAATCAACTATGTTCCAGAAAAAACATCATTCTTAGTTAATGCTATGTTCTCTGCTGGTGCAGTTGGTATCGACGCAGAAGGTATTGTTAAAGTATCTGCTGACGAAACTTAATCTAAGGAGAATATTTAATGGCTTATTCAAAAGACAATTTACAACCTATTGGTGGTCAGTCTAAAGCTGGTAATGCTCCGCAAATGTGGTCATATACCGCTCCAGACGCTGACGCTGTTGCAGCAATAATTGCATCTGGTTATTTCAATGATGCTTCATCAGTTTTAAAAGTTGGTGATTTAGTATACATTTGGGATAGCTCTGTACCAACAGCAAGTTTAGCTGTTGTAAATGCAAACGCATCTGGTGTAGTAGATTTAACAGATGTTACAGCATTAACAGTAACAGACGCAACATAAGTTGTTTATAGCAGATCAGGTAGGTACTTCGGTGCCTACCTATTTGCACATTTAAAGGAAACAAAATGGCTACAGGTGACACCGATATTAAAATATGTTCCGATGCATTATTAATGCTGGGGGCCAATCCTATATCATCATTTACTGAAGGTACGGATGAATCAAACATTTGTGACCGTCTGTATCCAGACATTAAGATAAGAGCATTGACCATGTACGATTGGTCATTTTCATTTAAAAAGGTACAACTAGCTCGGCTAGTAACGACACCAACAAACGAATATAAATACGAATATCAACTACCATCAGACATTATTGGCAGACCAAATGCTATATATGACTCTGGTAAAGTTGGAGCAAATCCTAGACGTGAATATCGTCTTATTGGAAACAAATTATTAACTGACTATGAAGAAGTGTATATTGATTATCAATACAATGTACCTGAATATGCGCTGCCGCATTACTTTGTTCAGTTTTTAAAGTATGAAATGGCATGGCATTTAGCAATGCCTATAACAGATCAAGCAGATAAATCTGAATATTGGAGATTGATAGCAGAAGGTACTCCTGGCGAGAATGGTCGTGGCGGTTATTTACGTCAAGCAATGAGCATTGATAGCCAAGGAAGTCCAACAAATGCAATACAAGATTTCTCATTAATTAATGTGAGGTACTAATGCCACGCTTTGTTAACATCCAAACGAACTTTACAAATGGTGAGTTGGATCCATTAGTTCGATCACGTATTGATTTAGATGCATATCAAAATGGTTTAGATACAGCAAAGAATGTTATCTGCCAACCACAAGGTGGAGTCACACGTAGACCGGGAACGGAATTTATTACAGAACTAGGTGGCAGCCCAGAAAATGGTGTACGTCTTGTACACTTTGAATTCTCTGTATCAGACAGCTACATGCTTGCGTTTACCAACAATCGTATGTATGTATTTAAAAACAAGGCATTGATTACGAACATTAATGGGTCTGGTAATGATTATCTCACAACAACAATTGCTAGCGCTCAATTAGATACAATGTGTTACACACAGTCAGCTGATACATTAATTGTTGTACATGAGGATATAAATCCAATTAAGATTGTTCGTGGTGCTAGTGATTCATCTTGGACTATTTCTAATATTAGTTTTGACTCAATACCTCAGTATAGATATTCTGACACTACAGCTAACCCAGCAGCAAGCATCACGCCAGCTGATGTATCTGGAACTGTTACTGTAACTGCTAGTGCTAGCGTATTTACCTCTGCACATGAAGGTCAGTATATTGTTGCAGAACCACAAGGACGTGCAAAGATAGTTAAGGTTGATAGCGGAACACAGGTTAGTGTTGTTACAGAGTTTCCATTTTTTGGAACCTCTGCAATTGTTAATGCTGATTGGTATATAGAAACAGGTTATGAGAATGTATGGTCAGCAACAAAAGGATGGCCAAAAACAGTAACATTCCATCAAGGTCGTTTGTTTTTTGGCGGATCTAAATCTAGACCATCAACCATCTGGGGATCTAAGGTAGGTCTATTCTTTGATTTTGAACCTGTAGAAGCTTTTGATGATGATGCGGTGGAAGCTACATTAGACACCAATACGTTTAACTCTATTGTAGATATGATTAGTGGTAGAGATTTACAAATCTTTACAACCGGTGGTGAGTTCTATGTTCCACAAGAAGGCCTGGTTCCAATTACTCCTAGTAGTTTCTTTTTATCTAGTACATCAGCTAATGGTACTAGAGAGGGTGTACGAGTAAAACAATTAGAATCTGGCGTGTTATTTATACAACGTCAAGGCAAACAATTATCTGAGATTGCATATTCAGATACACAATTAACTTACATTACATCTAAAATTTCATTACTATCTGGTCATTTGCTAAAAGATCCAAAACGCATGGATATACGTCGAGCTGTTGCCACAGATGAGAACGACTTACTGTTGATCGTTAATGAACAAGATGGGTCTATGGCAGTGTATTCATTGTTACGAGCGCAAAATGTTATTGCTGCATCTGAATTTGTTACGAATGGTGAATATGTGGATGTAGGTGTAGATATTACAGACATTTATACTGTTGTAAAACGTGATGATAATGGCACAGACAAATATTACGTAGAAGTGTTTGATGAGACAGTGAGGACAGACTCAGCAGTTGTAGGGGGCGCAGTTGCTAGTTTAAATGCATCACATCTTGACGGTCAAACAGTACATGTAATTTCAGACGGATTAGTAGAGGAAGATCAAACAGCAAGTAGTGCAGTGACTTTTGTCAATACACCTGCAACATCATGCGAGGTTGGCATGCATTTTGATGTAGAGGTAAAAACAATGCCGCTTGATATGCGTATGCAAGCTGGCACTAGAATAGGCTTTAAAAAACGTATTGTAGAGGTTAATGCACTGCTGTATGAAACACAGAATCTTGTTATTAATGGAAATTTGGTACCAATCAGATCTTTAGGTTCTGGGGCATTAGATTCAGCAGTTCCTGAATTTACAGGTACAAAAACATTACATGGTATACTTGGGTATAGTAATGAAGGACAGATTACGGTAACACAAAATACACCGTTAAAGTTCACTTTACTAGGTTTGGAATATAAAATGGCAACACATCAAGGAACATAATTATGGGCGCACCAGTAGCATTTCAAGGAGCAACAATGGCTGGATTTGGCGGAGCTGCCGCCACGTCTGGAGCTACATTATTTAGTAGCGCTATGCTGCCGTCTATGTTTACAGGCAGTTTTATATCACCATTACTAACAAACAGTACTGGGGTTGGAACAGGTTTATTCTCAAGCTTTACAGGCGGCGGTGGTTTATTATCACAAATTGGTACTGCTGCTGATGCGTTAAATAAATACTCTGGGTTGATTTCTGGTGGTATGTCCATAATCCAAGGTGTGGGTGCTTACAATAGAGGTAAAATCTTAGAAGCTCAATATGATATTCAAACAGAACAAGTACGTAATGAACAGGAAATAAAACGACTTAACTTGATTAAAGATGCTAATGATAAAGCCAGAGCTTTGTTAGCAGCTAACGGTAGTGCATTTGCTTATGGATATGCTGGAGGTGTAAATGCGTTTGATGGGTCAGTGGCATTAGTAACTAAGAAAAATGAAGAGCGTTATTTACGTGACTTGAGTACATTAGAGTTTAACCAACAAGCATCAGAAAACTTCCAAGTTGCAGAAATGTCACTATTACAACAAGCTGGAGATATATCTAATCTAGGATCTAAGATTGATGCATTAGGTTATATCGGCAGTGGATTTAAAATGTTAGAACAAACAAGGGTGCCAACAGCATGAGTATACCAAAATATAAAGAATCTAATGTTCGTTATGAAGCAATGCCTAAATTTACTACGGCCGCTGCTAGAGAGGGGTTGGCATCACTTGATCGTCTAAATCAGTTTTTAGATCAAACGGCACAATACTTTGGCAAAAAGGGTGAAGAGTATGCTCAAGAAAAAGGCATTGAGTATGCGGTTAGAAACCCAATAACAAAAGACCGTGTATTAAAGTCAATGCAAACTGGCGACAATCCGATTCCGGAGTTGCTCGTTGGTGGTAAATCATTTAATGATGCAGCTAAATCTATCTTTGGACAACAGGTTTCCGGTGCATTGCGTATTGACTTTGATAGAAATATGCAAGATGTGCTGTACGCTGTTGAGCAAAAACAAATTACTAATGCTGAAGAATTAGCATCAAAACTAGAAGAACCAATTAAGGCCCACGTAGAATACCTCAATACTATTGACCCTAGAATTGCTGAAGGTTATGCAAACAGCACAGCTAATGCGGCAAGCAATGCAGTATTACGTGGCAACATGATGCTAAAGAAATACCGCGAAGAAGAATACAATCTAAATGCAGAAGCAACCTTAAATAACTTTGTGCGTGATTATAGTAATTATAGATTACATTATAAAAATGCAGATTCAAAACAAATAGGTTTGTATAAAGATGCTTTAATTAAAACAGCAGTAGATACGTCATTTAGCATGACAAGCAAAAACCTTAAGCACAAAGAAAACTTACAAAAAGAATTAAAGAAGGTTGATTTTAGTCATGTTGCTAAACAGATAGCAGCAAAGAATGTCGGTAAATCTTTAAAAGAAGTAATGGATTCATTACCTAAAGATAAATCCGTTGATGCAGAGTATTACAATAATCTAGATCTAACAGACAAAGATGCTTTACGTTCTTTAATTAATAGCGAATTAAGTATCTTAAACAGTGATCTGCAAGGACGTAATTCACAACTAACATCTGATGTACAAGATTTAAAACTGTTTTTAAACAAAGGGAAATCAGGGTCTAATGATTTAATAGATAGAATATTAGAGAATGCAGATCCAGAATCTAAGAATGGTAAAGCAGCATTAGCTTTAGTTGAAATTTCAGATAGTATCGAGTTGTGGAACAGAACGCCATATCCTGATGTGCAAGCAGAATTTGCTGCATTAGATGCAAAAATGAAAGATATTAATTACACACCATCTGTTCCAGAGATGACTAAACATGACACAATGGGTGAATATTTAGCTAATCTTAGTGATGGCTTAAACAAAGACTATACCAAAACAGCATTAGAGCGAGATGGTAATCTAGAGGTATTAGACTTTAGCGATCCATATAACTTGAAAAAGCAAGTTGATAAGCGAGTTAAAGACTTATACGGATCAGCTGATCGTTATGGTGCTATTAAAGAAAAGACTGTTAATAAACTACTAACTAAAAGTGAAGCAGATATGTTTGTTGCAACATACCAAGCTTCTGATGGTAATGGACGCGTGGCATTATTACAAACTATTGACAGTTCATTTGGGCGCAATAGTTCTAAGGTGATAGCTCAATTAAGCAGCCATGGTTTGCCATTTACTGCACAATTGTCATCATACTTAAACAATCCAATAGAATCACAAAAATTCCTCAGCCTGGATGATAAAGAAGAACAGGACATATTGAAAAAATCTATTGCTGACAGAAAAGATGGATTAACATTCCAAGACATTAGAACATCTGTGCGTAGTAATATTGCTGAGTTTGAAGAAGTGATTATGAAAAACTATAGCTTTGATGCTAATAAAGGTAGAGCTAAGATTGATTCAATTGTAGAAACATTATCATTGTATGCTGCACAGGAATTGAACTTAGGCAAAGGCCGCAGTGATGCTTTAGATGCAGCAACAGACTTAATCAACAAAAACTTTTCATTTCAAGAAACATATCACATTCCATTAATTGTTAATGGGGATTCATTGTCAGAGTCTCGTGTAGGTGCAATTATAGATAAGGCAAATTATATTAAAGATAATGCACGTAAGTTTGGCGCTACTGCATTTAGATCTAGTGATCCTAGCATTCCAGATCAAGTGTTGAATGAGGAAATGCAAAGACAGATGGATAACTTTGGTGAATGGCGCAACACAGCAGATGGTAATGGGTTAGTTTATGGTATTGTATTTCCAGATGGCAGTTTCTCGCCTGTAGTAAATAACAAGGGTGAAAGATTATCTTTTGAGTTTACTGATCTGCGTATGGTAATGCCACATACAGATATTCCATTAGTACAAACAACTAATACTGAAGTTGGCTTTGGATTTAACCCTAGCTCTAATTACTATGGTGATGTTAAAGGTGCTATTGAAAAGTTTGAGCAAGAAAAGAAAAAAGGCATACCACAAGATATGTACCGCGCAGATGGTTCTATTAAATCTGCTAATGGATTTCTAGGCCCTATTGAAGACAATTTTGGTAGAACAATGACAGAGTTTTCTATTGGCATACCTGTTAAGCAGCCAGATGGTAGTGTAGTAGAAATGGAAGTACCTAGTTTAGTTCCCGGACTAACTAAGGCAGAAATAGAATATTTAAAGACAGATCCAGATCCTAGTGAGCGCAATAAGCTAAATGATTCAATTGCAAAGAAAGCAGCTAAGCACGCAGCAAAACGACTAAAAGATGGTAAGAGTGTGTACTATCAAGATGGAGAATAGTGAATGGCGCAGTTAAACTTTGGCGAAATCACTTATAACGAATCTGCTTACGATACTGGATATGATCAATATCAACAAACTACTTGGGATGTAACTAAAGCTGCCGCTGAAGAAGCATGGGAGTTTAATCCACTGTCATCTATTAACAATTACTTTGATATGCAAATGGCTCGTAAGAATGAAAAAGAGCTTGATCAAGAACCTATATCTAAAGATGTATTAAATGAACAATATGCTGACTTAGGTTTGTATTTTGAAGAAGACGAGTACGGATCCGTAGTAGATATTATTGTAGAACAAAAACAAGAAGAACGCAGAAGGCAAAGTATTATGCGACGTGGGCCACAAACTGCTGGCGCTACAGCAGCAAAACTAGGTGCTGGATTAGTAACTAGTTTTGCAGACCCTATTAATATTATGGCTTCTTTTATTCCTGTATTTGGACAAGCTAGATTTGCAGCATTAGCTGGGCGTCTGGGATTTACAAAAGCAAGGGCAATACGAGGTGGTGTTGAAGGTGCATTTGGTGCTGCTATAGTAGAGCCGGTAATTTATGGCGTTGCTCAACAGTTACAAGCAGACTATACATTAGCTGACAGTTTCTTAAACATTACCTTTGGTTCTATTATGGGTGGTGGTTTACATGTTGGTGTAGGCAAACTAAAAGACTTAAATGAAGCCAGAAAGTTTAAAGCAGAAGTTTCTAAACTAAAAGAACAAGGCAAGCTTCTAGATGGTGAAGATCCCGAATTTAACTTATACAAAAGATACTATCCTGAAAACTCTAAGATCATGCGAGCTTTGGCTGAAACTGATCCGGCGACACGTCGACTATTATTAGAGAAAGCTGGCAACGATATGTTAACAGAAAAACCTGTTGACGTTAGCCCAGTAGTTGAACAGGCTCCTAAGCTGAAAAATGCAGCAGATCAAGGCGAAGGACCAAATGAAATCAATCGAGTGAATGCTGATGAAGAAGTAAATGAGATCAGCTTAAACAACCAAGAACAAAACATTGTTGATAAAGATGCGGCAGATATTGATACTGATATAGATAACTTAACCAGACGACTAAATGACAGGCGTGTAGAGCAAGCCGACTTAGACTTTTCACCAGATCCAGAGCTTGAGTTAACATTGAAAGCAATAGACGAGATTGATGCTAAATCACAAGAATTAGATGACATCATTAAAGATGCAATTAACTGTGTAAATGGAAGGTAGTTATGTCAAATAAATGTTTAATTAGAGTTCAAGACCTTCTTACCAAATCATCTATACAAGCAGCAAAAAAAGATGAGATCATTAACTACATTAAGCTTGCTCAAGCTGAACAAAAGATTTCAAACATTGATGCTATTAATGTTGATAAGGTAGCTAAAGATGTTTCTGAGCGCATTAAGTTACAACGCAAGATTGATAAGCGAAATGCAATAGAGAATGAAATTAAGGCACGTGATCATGTAGATTACATTATGTCTGAATTTGCAGACGCACCAGCAGAAGGTTTAATTGCTATATTAGTTGGCTCCAATAGACGAGTGACCGGGGCCAGGTCATCAGTAGCATCACATCAAGTTGCAGCAACCAATGGATTGGTGACTGGGTTTACTCAGAAGTTAAAAAAGGCTGGATTAGAAAGCTTGTTTAATAACGCTGACAAACGTACACAACGTAGAATTTCTAAAGTGATGTATGAGATTGCTCAAGGCTTAGAGCCAACAGAGCATAACGCTCAGATTATTGAGCTTGGTCGATTAATGGAAGAATACTCTGAATCAGTAAGAACAAAGCTTAATGATAGAGGAGCTAACATTACAAAGCTATGGGGATACATTGTACGTCAATCACATGATCCATTTTTAGCACGAGATGCAGCACGTAAGCTAGGTAGAACTGACTTAGCTGGTGACAACTATACTAAGAACTTTACTGCCTGGAAAGAATTTATCATGGGCAAACTAGACAAAGATAGAACATTTGCTGGTGTAGATAACATTGATGAGTTTATGCAGTTTGCTTATGCATCTATCATTAAAAACCAAAACTTAAAATCAGATGGTGCAGAGTTTACTTATGGATCCTATGCATCTGAGGTAGGTAAAAACACAGCTAAAGCATCAGAGATGAAACGTGTGTTTCATTTTAAGAGTGCAGATGATTGGTTTGATTATAACGATATGTTTGGCCTTGGTAGCTTAACAGAGTCATTCTATTCTGGCCTAACAACAGCTGGACGTAATATGGGAATCATGGATACTCTAGGTACTAAGCCAGCTCAAACTTATATGCAGATTATGGATGCTGTAAGACGCAGACTAACTAAGCAAGGCAAAAGCACAGAAGCAATTAGCAATGATGATAGATTCTTAAAGTACCTTAAAGTAGTTGATGGTAGCATTTATTCAATTGAAAACTTTGGTGTAGCTAGATGGACTGCTATTTCAAGAGCAATAGCTAGTATGGCTAAACTAGGTGGCGCAACTATATCTGCTATATCTGATATTGGTTTGTATGGATCTGAAATGAGATTCCAGGGACGTAGCTTCTTAGGAGGTATGGCAGAAGCATTAGGCAACTTGGCAAAGTTAAAAAACAACAAGCAAAAAAAAGAGATTGCTGAGATGTTGGGATTTGTTGCTGACAATACAATTTATGATGTATCAGCCAGGTACCAGATTGGCGATCCATTAAGCTCAGGGTTTACTAGGATGCAGCGTTTATTCTTCAAAGCGAACGGCTTAAGCTGGTGGACAAATACACTAAAAGAAGGCGCTATGTTAGGCATGGCAAACTATTTTGCTAAACAAAAGAATATTAAGTTTGATGACTTAAATCCACAGCTAAGGTCTTTATTCGACACTTATAATATTGACGCAACAAAGTGGGACATCATTAGAAAAACTGCAATGGAAAAAGCTGATGATGGAAAAGAGTTTATTAATATAGGTATGTTGGATCAAATTTCAGATGCTGATATTAAGAAGATTGTTGGCCGGGAAGATTTAAGCGCACGTGAATTACAGATAGAGAAGGAAAAGTTTAAAGCATCTGTGTCTGGTATTTTACTAGATAGAACGACCTATGCTGTGATTGAGCCTGATGCTAAGGTGCGTGGTATCTTAACACAAGGAACTAGGGCTGGGACTCTTGGTGGCGAAGCAATGAGATTTATTACTCAGTTCAAAGCATTTCCTATTGCTGTTGTACAAAAGACGTTAGGAAGAGAATTCGATTATTTCAAAGGCCCTAATAAAGATTTAGCACGAGGAATCGTTGGCATGTCATCTTTAGTATTAACTACTGGCCTATTAGGTTATGTTGCAATGACTGCTAAAGATATATTAAAAGGTAGATCACCAAGAGCAATTAACAAGAAAAGTATTATGGATTCATTCTTACAAGGCGGTGGTTTAGGTATTTATGGTGATGTGCTATTCCAGGAAACAAGAAATGGGGTAGAGATACTTGGTACAGTAGCCGGCCCTGTGCCATTAACAACACTAGATGTTACATTTGCAGCAGCAAGTTTAGTCAGGGGTGAGCCTGATCAAGCAGCTAAGGCAGCATATAAAGCTGTAATTAATAACATCCCATTCTTAAACTTGTTTTACATTAAGAATGCGTTTGATACCATGATTGGATATCAGATGATGGAGTATGTGAACCCTGGAGTAACCAAACGCTTGCAACAGAGAATGCGGAGAGATTACGATCAGGAATTCATTTTTGGAGGACCTAACTAAAATACTATTAAATAGATATCATTTAGTGGATATTTTATATTAACAAAGGTAAAATACAGTAGAGGATAATTATGGCAATCGATATATCAAGCACAACGAGACGTATAGTTTACACTGGCTCAGCTGGTGTAGGCCCATACGCATTTAACTTTGAAGTCTTAGCACAGACTGACATCGCTGTATACTTTAACTATACAGAACTCACGCTGACTACAGATTATACTGTAACTGTAGATGCAGATGGTGCAGGATCAGTGACTATCGTTACTGGTACCAATGTTCCATCTACTCCTACTGCATCTGATCGTATCACTATTGTTGGTGATCGTACTATTGAAAGATCAACAGACTTCACTACAGGCGGTCCTCTATTTGCTACCTCTTTAAACGATGAGTTTGATAGCCAAACAATCTTTGTACAACAAGTACAAGAACAAGCTGATCGTGCATTACGTGCGCCTAATACAGATCCTACTAACATTGATATGACATTGCCTAACAATGTGGATCGTGCAAACAAAACTCTAGCGTTTGACTCAGATGGTAATCCTATTATTGGTGAACAGATCGGTGACTGGAAAGGTGACTGGGCAGCAAGCACATCATACAACAAGCGTGACCTAGTTAAAGATACAACAACTGATAACGTATATATTTGTATCGTTGCACACACATCCTCAGGTGCATTACCTATTACTACTAATACAGACTCAGCTAAATGGGCTTTAGTTGTTGATGCAGCAGCAGCAAATACAGCAAAAGTTGCAGCAGAAGCAGCGCAGACAGCAGCAGAAACAGCAGAGACTAATGCAGAGACAGCTCAGACAGCAGCAGAGTTAGCAGAAACAAATGCAGAGACTGCACAAACTGCTGCGGAAGCAGCACAGACAGCAGCTGAGACTGCACAAACTGGAGCAGAGACTGCTGAGACAAATGCTGAAACTGCACAGACAGCAGCAGAAGCAGCGCAAGCTGCGGCTGAAGCAGTATTCGATAACTTTGATGATGCATACCTAGGAGCTAAAGCAAGTGATCCTACATTAGATAATGATGGTGATGCATTACAAGATGGTGCATTATACTTCGATACAACAAATGACATCATGAAGGTGTATGACCTGGCAACGACTACATGGTTCCAGTTAACACCAACAGTAGCTGCACAAACAAACATTAATACAGTTGCTGGTATTGCAAGCGACGTAACAGCAGTAGCTGCAATAGACACAGATGTCACTACTGTTGCTGGTATTGATTCAGATGTTTCAGCAGTAGCAGCAGACTCAACAGATATTGGCACAGTAGCTACTAATATAGCTAACGTAAATACTGTAAGTAGCAACATTACTAATGTAAATACTGTTGCTGACAATGATGCGAACATTACTACATTAGCTGTAATTAACAGCGATGTGACTACAGTGGGTGGCATCTCTTCTGATGTAACAACTGTTTCTGCTAACAATGCAAACGTTACAACAGTGGCTGGAATATCAACTGATGTAGCTACAGTGGCTGGTATTAGCACAGACGTAACAACAGTCGCAGACAATGTAACAGATGTGACCAATTTTGCTGGTGTGTATTATGGCCCATCAGCTTCTGCACCTACAACTAGAAAAGATGGTAGTGCATTACAAACTGGTGACTTATATTATCATACCACTGTTGAGCAATTATATATTTATAATGGATCTGCATGGGATGCAGCAGCATTTTCTGCAACTGGATTAGTATCATCATTCAACACAAGAACTGGTGCAATCACATTATCATCTAGCGATGTTACAACCGCACTAACTTACACTCCATTTGATAACGCCAGTGCTGGCACTATGGCTACACAAAATGCAAACAATGTAGCAATTACTGGTGGCTCAGTAACAGGAATGTCAACACCAACATCAGATAGTGATGTAGCAACTAAGGCATACGTTGACACAGCTATCACAGGATTACAATGGAAAGAAGCAGTTAACCTACATGCTGATAGCAACATCTCTCTCACTGGCACAACAGGCACATTAGTGATTGATGGTCATGATGCATTAGTAACAGCAGATGATGGCTATAGATTATTACTCTCAGGACAATCTACAGATTCTGAGAATGGTATCTATGTCTATGGTGATGATGGCGCAAACTATACATTATCAAGAGCAACAGATGCTGATGTTTATACAGAACTACAAGGGGCTAAGCTGTTTGTATTAGAAGGAACAACGTATGGAGCAACAGGCTGGATACAATCTAGCTATGACACAACTGACTTTACAGGACAATCCTGGAGTCAAGTTTCTGGTGCAACATTATATTCAGCAGATGCAGTTACCTTAGAACTCACAGGCACACAGTTTGCTGTTAAAGATAATGGTATTGGTGCTACAC